TGAAGAAAAATGTATTTTCTATGAATGAAATTTTTATTATGACTATTGATTTCTTTAAATTACTTGGTAATCCAAATTATGCTAAAAATATTTCAATGAATGAATATTTAACTATTAATAATTTTAGTGATAAAGCTGTTAATTATATTAATAGAACTTGTCGCTTAATGGATGGTGGTGATCTTGATAAAACTTCTTTAAATTCTTTTTTTAGTGTTTTGAATGATACATTATTATATAATGGATATCAACCTAAAATGCCAACTGATGAAGGATTATTTATTGTATGGCAAAATTATTTAAGAAATGTTGATTTTAAATTAAATACTACTATAACTGATATTGATAATAGTAAATCAATAATTAAAATTAATAGTGCAAATAATGATACTTTTTATACTAAAAAATTAATATTAGCAATACCACCAATAAATTTAAATGAAATTATTAAAAAATCATCACCTAGTATTAAACAATTATTTAATAATAATTTAGATATATATTCAAAAGAAACTGCATATATTAATAATATTTCTATTACATTTCATTGGAATTTTAAATTAAATCTAAATAAAAAAATTTATGGATTTCATAATAATACTAATTGGGGTGTCGGTGCGGTTGTTTTAAGCGATTATATGAATTTTAAAGAAAAGAATTCTAAAACTGTTATTAGTTGTGTTATAACTATTACTGATGTTAAAAGTAAAAATATAAATAAAACAGCAAATGAATGCACTGATAAAAAAGATTTAATTGATGAAACATTTAGACAATTGAATGAAGTTTATAATAATATACCTGTACCAACATTATCCTTTATAAATAATTATTATGCTGATGGAGAATGGAAATCAACCGAAAAAGCATTTATTAAAGCTACTAATTATAATTATATGAATAATAAAATTTCTGATAATATTTATACACTGGGAACTCATAATGGTAATGTGAAATATCATTTTACATCTATGGAAACGGCAGTTGCTAATGCTATAGTTCTTATCAATCAATTATATAATAAAAATCATTATGTTAAACGACCATACACAGTGAAAGATGTTATTATAATAATATTATTATTCATTGTATTAGTAATGATTATTAATTTATTTATTTTTAATAATTAATACAATGTCTGAAAAAGATGATGAAGTTATTGTTTTAATCGAGGATAATAATCAACAATCACCAATGCTTAGAGGTGATATTGTTAATGTTAATGCTCCTTTAACTCCTATGTCCCAGGATAATAGATTATTAACTTTATATGAATTTAATGATAAACGTAATTCAGTATCACAAACAGAATCAAGTGATATTTATAATGATATTAATTATAGAAAAGATAAATTATATAAAACTATAAAAGAAAATAAAAAGAAAATTTCAACTTCTTTATATATAATATCAGCGAAATATGATTTAATTTATTTTAGATATAATCGTATATCATTATTAATTTTAATTATTTCAACTATTACAACATTTATTGAAGCAATTCGTTTAACTTTGATTAATTATCAAAATGATAATGAAAAATCTCAAATGAGTTTAATTATTTCTCCTAGTACTATTTCATTAATAATTAATATGATTTCATTATTATTAGGTACATTATTAACAATATTAAGTTCAATTGTTAAATTTAGAAATTATCGCGAAAATATGGAGAAACTTAAAAATATTCATGATGTTTTATTTAATTATAAAATTTCTTATAATAAACAAAAAGATTTAATTGATTATTTTACAATGTCTAATAGTTTAACTATTGAATTATTTGATAAACTTGTTGAAAATGTTGAAAATATGAATAAAGAAATTAAAGATATTAATATCTTTGAAAATATTCGTATTAAAGATATTATTAAATTTAATCGTATAAAAATTAATCATGATATTGAACTTAAAAAAATGACCAATAAACGCGAATTAGAATTTTTAAAATTAACAGTCGAATCAACTAAACATAAATGTTTATATGAAAATCAGAAAAATCATATAAATGATAATAATCAGTTTTTTGATAATAAAGAAAAAAAATATACTTGTTTTATTTAATTTGAATAAGCTAACCCACCCATTCCAGATAATATACGTAATACATTATAATTTACGGTATATATGTATATAGAACCATCAACTTCTGATGCAACTGATAATACAGCAGTATCAATGCGAGACATATTTAAAGTTCCGGATGGTTGATGTTCTTCAGGTTTTATGGCAAATGAATAAACATTGATACCAGTATTAAAATTATTAGGAGTATTTTCATGATGTTGATAAGGTTGAACTACACTGAAATAACTTCCCTTGCGTTCAGCAAAACGATCATTGCCATTTAATTGTATTTTAGCTATTGTTACAGGATTTTTAGCTAATACATATTGATTATCTGTATTACGATTTGTGAAATTATTCCAATATATAGTTTGTTTAGCAAGATCGTTGCCTTTAGGTGTTGGCTTAATGACCCATATTAATTCTTTACATGGATGATTAAAGTTCATACGAATACTTTTTAATGAATTTGAACCAGCACTTACTGTATCAGAACCAGTAAATTGTAATTGTTCAATTAAATATTCATGAGATAATTGAGCAAATCGGCGACGTTCATCAGTATCTAAGAAGATATAATCAACCCATAAAGAAGCAGCTAAAGTTAATTTAGATGTATCTCCTGAAAAACCTGAATTTAATTTTTCGGTATCGCTTAATAGACCAGTTGAATTTGTAGTATCTTTTAATAAATAAGCTCTATCAGAATAATTATTACCTTTATCAACCATATTTGATACATTTTCAAATTCAATATTTATTTTTACTTCGTGATATTGTAATGCTATTAAAGGTAAAGCTAAACCAACATTGCGACAAAACCAAAATTCAAGTGGAACATAAACTGAATAACTTTCAGCAGCTTGTAAAACTATTGAACGATTTAATTTATCACCACCAACCATTAATTTATATCCATCTCGTTTTCCTTGAGGTAATGAAAGTTCATTCCATATATATAACCATTCAGAATAATGTTTATCAATTCGTTGTCCACCAATTTCAAGTTCAATAGATTTTAATAATTTTAGACCAAAATAAGGAACAAGTGCAATACAATTATTATCATTATTGGCTGTTACAGATGTAGTAGTTACATCATTACCATTAGATACAGTACCTACGAAATATACACGATTAATTAAATCACCATTACGAGTTATTTGACAAGTTACGCGAGAACCATATGTAGGATTTCCATTGAAAGATTGTTCAATCGCTTCTAATGCAAAATTTGTATGTCGGCGATATGCAACTTTGAAAAAAGTTATTTGAGGATTGCCAGTTAAATAAACATCCTGAGCACCATAAGCAACAAGTTGAAGAAGACCACCACCCATTTATGCTATATTCTTTATACTATAATAGGAGAAAAAAAATGTATATAGTTAAATTTAATTTGAATATGCTAAACCACCCATTCCAGAAAGAATGCGTAGAACGTTATAATTAACAGCATAAACAAATAATGTATAATCTGATGATACATAACCCTCAGTTATATCCGCTTCAAAAGTTAAATTTAATACAGCAGTATCAATACGAGACATATTTAAAGTTCCTGATGGTTGATGTTCTTCTGGTTTTAAAGCAAAAGAATATACATTAATACCAGCATTTGATGGTATATTTTCATGATGTTGGTAAGGCTGAATTAAATTAAAATATCGTCCAGGACGTTCATAAAATCGGTCATTTCCATTTAATACTAATTTAGCAAGTTTAACTGGATTTGATGGTCCACTTGATGTAGATGCAATATAATTTATATCACTTTGCATTAATGTTTCATTTAAAGCAGCATTAGTTGTTAATAATGTATTAACAGCATCATTTTTAGTTGTATAATTAAACCAATTATTAGCATTATCATCAGTATCTTTAGCTATGAACCATACTAATTCTTTGCATGGATGATTAAAATTAAGTTTAGTTTTAACAGTAGATGATGCAATTGCTTCTTGTCCAGTAAATTGTAATTGTTCAATTAAATATTCATGAGATAATTGAGCAAAACGACGACGTTCATCAGTATCTAAATAAATATAATCAACCCATAAAGATGCAGTAATAGTTCCTGCTCCAGCACCACATTTAGTAGCACTTTCAAAATTAATATTAACTTTAACTTCATGATATTGGAGAGCAATTAAAGGTAAAGCTAAACCAATATTGCGACAAAACCAGAATTCAAGAGGTATATATAAAGTCTTTCCATTAAGAGAAGCACTTCCTAAACCACCAACCATTTCACTATAACCATAACGTTTAGATTTAGGTAAAGATAATTCATTCCAAACATATAACCAATGAGAATAATGTTTATCTATTTTTTGACCACCAATTTCAATTTCAACATAATTTAAAAGACGAAGACCATAATAATTTACATAATTATGATTACCAGTAGGTTTAACTTGTAAATACATGCGATTAATTAAATCACCATTGCGAGAAATTTGACAAGTTACACGAGAACCATATGAAGGATTTCCATTGAAAGTTTGTTCAATCGCTTCTAATGCAAAATTTGTATGTCGGCGATATGCAACTTTGAAAAAAGTTATTTGAGGATTGCCAGTTAAATAAACATCCTGAGCACCATAAGCAACAAGTTGAAGAAGACCACCACCCATTTATGCTATATTCTTTATACTATAATAGGAGAAAAAAAATGTATATAGTTAAATTTAATTTGAATATGCTAAACCACCCATTCCAGAAAGAATGCGTAGAACGTTATAATTAACAGCATAAA